AATTATGAGACGTAGAAAAATGAGTCGTAGTGGTTCAAGAAAGTACTTCACAAAAACAGCGTCAAAAACGCATAGTAGAAATTACAGACTCGCACCAATGCGTGGCGGAATACGTCTGTAAAAAAAGAGGGCTCTATGGCCCTCTCGTGATGGAGATACTATTATATGGGTTGTAACAAACCTTTGCAAGCTACTTTCTGTAAAGAAAGTAAAAGCTTAAAATTTAGCAATTCAAAAGCTAAGTTATTTCATGAACATGGTTATAATACAAAGCAGTTAAAAGCTTCTGATAGTCAATATGTACCTATACCCTGTGGTCAATGTTTAGGATGTAGAATAGATTATGCAAGAGCTTGGGCAGTACGAATAGTACATGAAGCAGAAATGCATGAACAAAATGCATATATTACATTGACATATTCAAACGAACATGTACCAAAAGATGGTTCGTTAAACAAGAAGCATTATCAAGATTTTATCAAACGATATCGAAAGTGGTTAGATGGAAAAAAAATAAGGTATTTTGTCGCAGGAGAATATGGCGACGAGTTATCTAGACCACATTATCACTTTATTATATTTGGACACGAATTTGATGATAAGAAAGTGTTTAGAAGAGGTAGGAAGTATATAGAGTACATAAGCCCCACATTAGCAAAGTTATGGCCATATGGATGGCATACAATAGGAACAGTGACAACAGATAGCGCGGGTTATGTAGCAAAGTATGTTACGAAAAAAATTAAAGGTGCGAATGCACAAGACCACTACAAAGGTAGATTACCAGAGTTTGCAGAAATGTCTAGAGCAAACGGTATAGGAAAAGCATGGTTACAAAAGTATTATGGAGATGTATATCCGTCAGATTTTGTGCTTTTAAATGGAGAAAAAGTAAAGAAGTTTAGAACACCACGATATTATGATAAAAAGTATGAAGAGATGTTTCCAGAAAAAATGTTAATGATAAAAGAAAACAGAGAAAAAAAATTATTAAACATAGAAGTGGATAAAAAATCTTTACAAGCAAAAGAAATTAATTTAAAAAAGCAACAAACTAAAAGAGGATATGAGACTCAATGATCTTAAAAGTTTATACAGTATATGATTCAAAAGCAGAAGCATATTTACAGCCATTTTTCAGTCAGAGCAAGGGCGTAGCGATAAGAAGTTTTCAAGAGGCTGTACGCGATGAGAAGAGCAATATAAGTAAATATCCTGAAGATTTTACGTTGTTCGAATTAGGTGAGTATGATGATGCAAATTCAAAATTTAATTTACACAATACACCTCAGAGTCTGGGTGTAGCAGTGGAGTTTTTGACCCCCAAGGGTTAAAAACGTTAAGGTCGGACACGCAGTGCGTGTCTGTCCTTTTAAGCAAAAATGGGGGTTACAGTCTAACTTTAAAGTGCTGAAGCCAAGCCGAAAAAAATGGGGAAAATTGTAACCCCCCCCTCTAGGCAAAAAAAGCAGGTTAAGCATGAGAAGTAATAGGAAAATGCCAAGTGAGAGCCACAATTTTAGTAAAGCTCCACAAGCTACTATCCCGAGAAGTAGTTTTAATCGTTCGTTTGGTGTTAAAACAACGTTTGACAGCGGTTATTTAGTACCAATTTATTTGGATGAAGCTTTACCGGGCGATACGTTTAATTTCAAATTAACAGCATTTGCAAGACTTGCAACACCATTGCATCCGTTTATGGATAATCTGCATATGGATACTTTTTTCTTTGCAGTACCTCTAAGGTTAGTATGGAATAATTGGCAGAAGTTTTGCGGAGAGCAAATAAATCCAAATGATAGTACGTCGTATGTTATACCCACAATGACAAGTCCATCAGGCGGATACCTTAATTCTACCCTAAGTGATTATTTGGGTTTACCAACTGAAGTTGCAGGAGTAACGCATTCAAGTTTGTTTCATAGAGCATATAACTTGATTTGGAATCAATGGTTTAGGGATGAAAATCTTCAAAATAGTGTTAATGTTCCTCTCGGTGATGGGCCTGATAGTATTACTGATTTTACATTGTTACGTCGCGGTAAAAGGCACGATTATTTTACCAGTGCATTACCATGGCCACAAAAAGGGCCAGCAGTTGAATTACCTCTAGGTACTACGGCACCAGTGTTAGGATTAGGTTTGTATAATCCTCAAGCTTCAACTACTTATGGTGGTGCAAAGCAAACAGATGGTACAGACGTTTCTACTCCCAACTGGTTAGTAAAGTCTGAAGGTCTTGGAGCAGGTGCAGGTACAACTTATCTTGCTATAGCAGAAGGAAGTACTGCTAATCGACCTAATATTTATGCAGATTTATCAGCAGCTACAGCAGCAACAATCAATCAATTACGTGAAGCTTTTCAAATACAGAAGTTGTATGAGCGAGATGCGAGAGGTGGTACACGTTATATAGAAATTTTGAAAAGTCATTTTGGAGTCACAAGTCCAGACGCAAGATTGCAACGTCCAGAATATCTAGGAGGTGGATCATCACCAGTATTGGTAACACCAGTGCCTCAAACATCAGCAGTACCATCACAACCAACGCCACAAGGAAATTTGGCATCATTTGCAACAGCTAATATATCAGGACATGGATTTACAAAGTCATTTGTTGAGCATTCTATTGTTATAGGTTTGGTGTCTGTAAGAGCTGATTTACACTATCAGCAAGGACTAAATCGTATGTTTAGTCGTGAAACAAGGTGGGATTTTTATTGGCCAGCTCTAGCGCATATTGGCGAGCAAGCAGTGTTAAATAAAGAAATTATGGCACAAGGGACTAGTGCAGATGAAAACGTGTTTGGATATCAAGAAAGATTTGCAGAATATCGTTATAAACCTAGTCAAGTATGTGGACAGTTTAGGTCAAACTATGCACAAACTCTCGATTCATGGCACTTGGCGCAACAGTTTTCTACATTACCTTCACTCAATGGTACATTTATTCAAGAAAACCCACCTGTCGACCGCGTTAAAGCTGTTGTGGGCACTTATCCGGATTTTCTGTTTGACGGTTATTGTTCTTATAATTGTGCTCGTCCAATGCCTGTATACAGTGTACCAGGTCTTATCGACCATTTCTAGGAGGTTATATGTTCGATTGGTTAATGCCGTTAGTAAGTGGTGGAGTTAGTGCTTATGGGCAATATCAAGCAAATAAAACGAATATTGACATAGCAAATAAGCAGATGGATTTTCAAGAAAGGATGTCCAGTACAGCTTATCAAAGAGCTATGCAAGATATGAAAAAGGCAGGGTTAAATCCCCTGCTAGCGTATCAAAAAGGCGGAGCAAGTACACCTACAGGTGCATCAACTCAAGTTCAAGATGAATTAGGAAAAGGTGTAGCATCAGCACTTGAATACAAAAGATTAGTTGCAGAATTGCAACAAATGAAGTCACAAACAGAAATGTATCAAGCTTTAGCGCAAGTTTATAGAAATGATGCATCAATAAAAGGCCCAGAGGCAAGAATAGCAGATGATTTTGGCAAATATTATGTACTTGCAAAAACAGCAAAAAATATTGGTCAAAGTTATGGAATATTTCCGAGATTTAAAAGATGAAAATAAGAACGGCGTACGATGAACCGTACAGAGTATATTCAGAAATAGATGATGAAGTTTTAACAAAACAATCATTTAAAAAAGACTGTGATATCAATCACATAATGGCAAAATATGAAAAAACGGGTACCGTTACTCATTTAAGGCAATCTGAGCCGTTTTACGGCGATTTTACAGATGTAGGCGACTACCATACAGCCCTGCAAAAGATAAACGATTCTAGGGCATATTTTGAGTCATTGCCGGCTAAAGTAAGAGCCCGATTCGCAAATGATGTCGGAGAGTTCTTAAGTTTTGTGTCAGACCAAAACAATTTAGATGAGATGTGCGAACTCGGATTAGCACAAAAAGTCGAGCAAAAAACAACGAAAGTTGAGAGCGACGAAAACAACACAGTTACGTCTACTTGATGGTAACTGTGTTGACTGACACCAATTAGTTAAGATTGTGTTAAGAAAA